GCGACATTGGAAAAGCCTTTGGGTCTGGTGGTTTTAACAGCCTAGTCAGTGGTTTTTACGGCCCCGGCCAATACAACCAAAGAATGGGTGTTAACTTTACCGACCCATATAACTACGGTTAAGGACATATCATGGCACTTAATTTTGGACTTCTTAACCAAGGCGGCCCGTCAGGGTTCTATGAAGGCTTCACGCAAGCCGGGGACAAAATGCAGGCCAATGCAATGGCCCAGCAGAAAGCAGCGCAGGCCCAACAAGAGTTTGGTATGCGCCAGCAGGAGTTTGCCGCTGGGCAGGCTGATAAGCAACGGGTTGCCAAAGCTGCGGCAGTCACACAGAAATTAGCTTCTTACGAAGAAGGATTTCTTAAAGCACCTAATCCAGACGCTGCTCGTAGACTTATACAAATGCAGTATGCAGACCCAGACATTGGCCCAATTAGAAGCCGCTTTGGCTCTTTGGAGCAGGCTTTGGCTGAAGTTCCCGACGAGCCAACGGCTTTTCAAGGTTTTCTGAACCAAGAGGCTATGGGCATAAAAGAGTTCCGAAAGCAACAATATCGGCAAAGTCAAGTTGCTGGACTCTTTGGTGATGCTCCAGCACCTGCGCCGACTAATGCTATGGCACCCGCAGGAGCCATGCCTCAAGCAGCGCCGGTGGCTAACGCTATGGCTCCTGCGGCACCAAACGTAGCTGATTTGGTTCGCAGACGCAATCAAGCACTTGCTTTGGGTGAGACAGCAATTGCTACTGCACTGAATTCTGATATCGCTAGGTTGTCTCCTGCGGCAGCAGCACCAAGTTCTTTAGCTAGACTTCAATCAGAACTGGCTGCATTGCCTCCGGGTGATTCACGCCGCGCAGATTACTTGGCGGCAATTAAAAAAGAAACTCAGTTTGCGCCTCCGGCAAGTACAACTGTAAATATGGTTTCGGAAAGAGCCGAACAGGGCGCTCGCGGCAGGATGTTAGTTGATCAATATAGCGACATTTCTAAGGCTGCCGGGATTGCAGCTAGAACGCTGCCGTCAATTGAGGTGAATTTGAGTGCGCTAAACAAAGGCTTTGATACCGGCTTTGGTAAAGAAACAATTGCCGCAGGTGCTAGTGTTTTGGCCGCATTAGGAGTGCCAGAAGCCGCCAAACTTGCTACTGATACTCAAAAGTTTCAATCCAATGCTATTGGCGCCGTGTTGCAAAAGCAGTTGGAACAAAAAGGCCCACAAACGGAATCAGACGCTCGCCGTATTGAACAAATCGGAGCGCAGTTAGGCAAGACCAAACAAGCCAACGAGTTTATTTTGTCAATGGCTGGCGAACTATTGCGTCGAGATATTGATCAACGCAACTTTTATGATCGCTGGTACAAGGCTAACAAAACTTATGATGGCGCTGAAAACGCTTGGTTTGGTGGTGAGGGTGGCAATTCACTGTTTGACCGTCCTAAACTTAAAAAGTACGCTGTAACGGCACCAGCACCAGCGGCGGCTGGCGGATTGTCTTCAGCAGAACAAGCAGAGTTAGATCAACTGCGTAAACAAGTTGGGGGGAAAAAATAATGGATCCCCGCGAAGAATTGATGGCCTTGCGTAGGATAGCTGAACTAGAGGCCAAGGCTGCGGGTCAAACCGTTCCGTCTGAAATGCCTGCGCCCAAGCGCGAGGCGTCCACGATGGATATCATTACCAGTGCGCCATACAAAGCACTGGCAGGCGCTGCGGATGTGTTTCTTACCGCGCCTGAAAATATTGCCAATCTTGCAAAAATGGGCTACGGCACCGCAATGACTGCGGCAGGCCGACCAGACTTAGCACCAGAGGTAACAGCACCTCGGCAACCTGTTGCGTCAGCCTTACAACGTGCTGGCTTTATTAAACAGCCACAAGGCGAAACTACGCCGTTTCAACGAGGGTTGGACGTTACGATTCAAGGGGCTACAGGCGGGTTGCTGGGCGGTGCATCTGCCATACGCGCCGCCGCGCCTACGTTGATGGGGCAAACCCGCGCAGCAGGCACTATGGCTGCTGTGGGTGGTGGTGCTGGGGCTGCTGGACAAGCCGTTACTGAAGTTACCGGAGAGCCTTTGTTTGGGGCTGCTACGTCTATGGCGGTGCCTGGGCTTGCCATTGGCGCTGCTCGCGCTCAACAAGCCAACTTACAAGCCCAGCAGCAACGCAACGCAGTTCGTGATTTAACCATTCGGCAGGCGCAAGCTGAAGGTTATTTGACAACTCCTGGGAGCGTAACGCCTAACGTACAAAATGTTTTGTTGGAGCGTATTGCTGGAAAAACGCGAACGCAACAACAGGCATCGGTTGAAAACCAACAAGTTACTGATAGGCTTGCACGAAGAGCGGCTGGCATTGGCACAAATGATCCGCTAACCCGCGCCAATATGCAGCAAATTCGTAGGGACGAATACCAACGAGGTTATGAGCCATTAAACCGTATTGGCGCTGTACCTACAGACCCGCAATTTAACACTGCGCTTGACGATGTGTTGGCTGCGTACACTGGCCCCGGACAGTCATTCCCCGGCGCAATTCCTCAACCAGTGTTAAATTTGGTTAACAGTTATCGTGTTGGTCAATTTAACTCGGCGGACGCAATTGGGGCTACGCGAACATTGCGAGAGCAAGCAAGAGCAAATATTCGCGCTGGTGGTGACAATGCTTCTGTTGGTTTGGCTCAACGTGCTATCAGCAACGCTTTAGAAGACCAAATTGAACGGCAACTAACCCAAGCAGGCAACCCCAACACTCAAGCTATGCTGGATCAATTCCGCGCTTCTCGGCAAAGAATGGCAATTAGTCATTCTGTAGAAGATGCAATTGTGGAAGGTGGCGGGTCTGTTAATGCGCGAACATTAGCAAATGATTTGCAGACCAGAGGCCGATACTTTAGCGGCGACTTGGATTTGATAGCGCGTTTTGCAAACATTGCGCGGCCCGTTATGACGCCACCAGGAACTATGGGAACCCCCGGCGCTCAAACCATGATGAATACCGTTGGCATGGGGGTTGGAGGTTTAGGCGGCAACGCTTTAGGTGGCCCATACGGCGCAGGTATAGGCGCTGTTGCTGGCGCATTGGCACCGCAAATGGTTTCAGGCGCAGCACGAAGCTACTTGATGTCTCCGTTTGCCCAAAACCGCGCTATCCCGACTTACAATCGTCCGGGCGTTAACGCGCTGGCGGGTAGCAATGAGGCAGTTTTGCGTTCTTTGATGGGTTTGCCAACATTTACCAACCAGCCAAACCAAAACGCCATGATAGGCCCACAGTAACACCCAAGGCTTGATATGTACTACCTCAATGCTTTCAACGAGATGCTGCGTAAGCGTCAGCGGCAGAACATGATGGGTGGCGAGGGCTATCAAGGCGTTGGTAACGCCCCGCCATCTGGCCCAATGGGGTTAGGCCCAGCGCAAGATAGGTCTAGCTTTCGGGATTTCTATAACAATATGTCGCCAGGGGCGCGTTTTGGTCTTAGCATGGTTCCCGGTGTTGGTGCGGCGTTCAACATTGGAAGGTTAGCCAACGCAGGTATGTCCGCCTACGAGGCTTCACAGCTTGCGCCTGCGAATGCGGCGATGGATGTGGCTAGGCAGGGGTTTCAGGCTAGTGAGAAAGGCTTGTACGATGCGCCAACCGTTGATAATTACGTTGACGACAGCGGCGACAGGCTAGGCTTTAGTGGCCCTACCGTTGGTGGCCCAATGGAGCAACCAAGTATTACTGGGACGGGTTTGGCCCCTATGGCTTATGAAGCTATGAGTTCACCAGTGTCGCAGCCATCTGTTACCGGAACGGCTTTGGACACTTTTGGCGGCGGATTTGGTGGCAGTCCTGCTGGCGCTGGTGGCGGTTTTGGTGGCGGCGTTGGCACTGGTGAATTTGGCGGCAGTCCTGAATCTGCTTCTGATCTGGGTTACAACCAAGGCGGCATGGTCACACCCGACCGTCTGATGGGCCGCGCCCCTGCTCCAGACGATGGCTACGGTGCTTTGCAGGGCGGTGAGTACGTCATCACCAAGGCGGCGGTAGAAAAGTACGGCAAGCGCCTGCTAGATGCTATCAACAACGGGACATTCAGATGACTGACGATGATTTCCGACGCCTTGAAAGCAAGGTTGACAAGCTGACCGATGCTGTTGGCAAGCTGATCTTGTTCGAGGAACGGCAGGCTACCCAGGGCGAACGCATCGGAAACGTGGAGGTCAAGATTGGCATCCATGATGCTGCATTGCAGCGCGTTGACCGCAAAGTCGATCAGTGGGTTAACCGTGGCGTTGGCATTTGGGCAGCAGCAGCTATTGTCTATTCACTTGTCCAGTTCTGGAAGAAATGATTGACCTTACAAAAGCCATAGGAGCCGTTGCAGCAAGCATTGCAGCCATTGGCGGCGGTTACACCTTGGCAGACAAGTTTGGCTGGTTTGACCGGGCTATATTGGAGTGGGCGCCAGAGCATTTTAAGATCACAGCAGCCGCTGGACAGCCCATCAACGTCACAGTGGCCCGAATCAAAAAGCGCGATGACTGCTCTGTTGAAAGTTTTACGCCAAGCATTAGGGATGCGGCAGGCATGGTGCATGAGGCAACGACAACGGCAAGCAAGTTCAGCGGCCCAGCAGGGCCACAGATTGACACGTTTACCTACCAGTTGACTATGGTGCGAAAAGAAAAGATTGCGCTGGGTACAGCAACGCTGTTGGCAACGATCAAATACAAATGCCCAGAGGGTGAGCGAGTCGTTCAATACCCCCGCCATGCCAATCTTAGTTTTGATCTGAAAGGCTAATCATGCTGACCCTACTATCAACCCTGATCAGCTTTCTGGCTGGTGGTTTACCCAAGCTGTTGGGTTTCTTTCAGGACCGTGCTGACAAGAAGCATGAGATGGCAATGGCCCAACTCCAGATTGAGCGTGAACTAGAACTCCGCAAAGCAGGCTTTGAAGCACAGCAAAGGGTAGAAGAGATCAGAATAGAAGGCCAGATGATAGAAGCAGAGGCATCGGAACGCACTGCTATCTATGCTCACGACATTGCCATAGGTCAGGGTGCATCACAGTGGATGGTCAACCTACGGTCAGGTGTACGTCCATTGCTGACATACGGTTTCTTCCTGCTGTTTGCTTTTGTTGAGATCGGTGGGTTTGTCTATGCCTGGAATCATGGGATCTCTTTTGATGTGCTGATTGAGAAACTGTGGGATACCGATACCCAATTGATCTTTGCTTCGATCATTAGCTTTCATTTTGGTGGCAGGGCATTTAAAGGTGGAAAAGATTGAAAGTCTCTCAACGGTGCAAGGACATGATCAAGCACCATGAAGGTGTCAGATACAAGCCATACCGTTGCCCTGCTCGACTCTGGACAATAGGAGTAGGTCATGTTCTCTATCCCATTCAGGGTCGTTTACCTTTGGATCAAAGAGACTCTTACTCATTGCATCCAGAACATAACCGGACGTTTTCCAAGGATGAAGTAGATGGAATCCTTAGTGCTGATCTCATCCGATTTGAAGCTGGCATCGCCAAACTTTTTCCTATGGTACTTACCCAAGGTCAAAACGATGCTCTTGTCAGTTTTGGCTTTAACCTTGGTCTGGGAGGCGTACAGCGTAGCACCCTCCGTCAGAAGGTTCTGCGGGGTGAGATTGAAGCGGCGACAGATGAGTTCCTAAAGTTCACCAGGGGCGGTGGTAAGGTTCTGCCAGGATTAGTCAAACGCCGTCAAGACGAACGTGCGTTGTTTTTGTCCTAAGTAAATTCATGGCATCCCGCAAGTCACCCCTTAGCTGCTCAAGTGCTTCCTGTTGCGCTTGAAGTCTTAGGTAAGCGTCCAAGGCGAACCTGTCCAGCGTCTGACGCTCCCAAGCTGCAAAGTTTGGTAGATCGTTCAATTTGATTCCTTATCCAAGATGGGCCACCCAACTGCAATAGTTTGATGCGCTGTTCTTTGCTGAGTTTGATTGTATACACCACCTCAAGATTTTGGGTGGGACGTTTCAAGGGCGCTTCCTTGGCAACGGAGCCCAAAATTGCCAAAATTGCGTACCCGGAGTGTGTTCATAGTGTCCCATCGTAGCTACACCTGATCGCCCAAGCAGCAAGATTTTCATGCTTGTCGGAGTGTCTTGGTCAATCGGTATCCAATAATAATCATCAGCCACTACCGTTGATCTGGTGCTGTCCAGACGCCATTTAATCTCACGTTCGATGCGCTCAAACTCATCGTCTTCAGTGATCATTTTTTTCTTTCAGTTTGGCTTCCACGGTACGGGCAAAACCAGGTGTTATTCCTCCAGACTGATACCAACAACTGTCAATCTCCTCGTTCGTCAGCCCTACCCACGGGCGCTGTGCTGTTGGTGGGGTGGTGTAAAGATTAGTCCCGATTGGCAGTCCGTTAATGTCGGCTTCCTCAAAGTCAATATCGCGTTTTCCCGGTGCTCCATAACAAACCCACGCCACAGGCTCCTGCTCTGGCTGTGCTTTCTTGCCGTTTTCAAAACCGATCTCGTATGCAATCTTCAGAGCCGCTTCGTAGTCTGCGATGTAGCCTTGTGCATCGTCATCGTCCAGCTTGGCTTTTGCTGCTTGGCGCTTTGAATCAAATCCTGTCATATCACATATCCCACAACAAAGCCAATCACCAAGATCACACACACGACCGCGATGGCAACGGCAGTGTCACCCCAGCCCCATGCGAACAGGTCTTTTACTTCATCGTCTTTCATTTGGTTTCTCCTTTCGCAATTGCTGCACGGGCCTGTTCACACAGTTCACGAAATGATTTATTTTCACCGTCAAGCATTTCTTTCAACGCCGCTATCAATTCTTGATTGCTCTCATGGAGTCGGCGCAGTTCGGCGGCGGCTGAGTCGCCTAGTATTGCGCCAACTTTTTCTGTTTCCAGACAGTCAGCCAGCCGCAAGGCTTCTGGTTGTGTCATGCTTTCCTCGCTTTCAGCATTGCGTCTGCCATATCATAGGCGTCACGGGCACACCCATCCTCCATGCTTAATGGGTGTAAGTAGGAATAGGCCAACATCCCCTCCATCGCCTTCGCTGCAAAGTAATCGCGCAGGGTCATGCCTGATTCATGGGTAGTAGTAACGCCGTGTCCGTGGTCTAGGATGTTGCGCGGAAACGCTGGGCCTCCTGTGTTTGTTGTCATGTCAACTCCTTTAGTTGTGCCTTTAAGCGTTTGTGAAAGCTATCCTCGCCATCGTCACCAGACAGCAGCCAGTCAATGCGTTGTGCGTAAACGTAAGCTAGCTTCAGTGCCTTCACTGCCTTCTTAAACTCGGCAATAGTTTCAGGGCTATAGTGACTGCCAATGTTGTTGCCCCACTCATTCTTCTCGGTGCTGTCGTTGGTCAGTATCTCGCTACCTATGTCATCTGCCATGTCCAGCAGCGTGTGCTGCTTGTAGTTAAAGTGTCCGCCGCTCATAATGGTGCGTCCTCATGGTTTGCCGGGTTGAAAGGCAGCTTGCCCATTGGCACGGCTGGTGGTAATTCAGTGGGGAAGGGCCAGACGTTCATGCCCATCGTTTAGTCTCCCAGTTATACCGGCGGCTTAACACATAAGATGCCATATCGGCGTCGGTCATCGGAATGGTCACTGGCGCAACATAGGTTTTAACGCGCTCGGGGAATGGTTTGGTTCTGGCGTTCCACTCATCTGCTATCCGTTTGGCGTGTGGCTCAGTCGTCACAACGGCACCAGGCTTCTCCAGAAAATTCAAACAGTTGATGCCGTGCCGATTCATCACAGCCCACCAAACTGGCCCTATCTGTTCAGCCCGGTACGGCCCAATGCCAAAATACTTTGATGGGATAGCAGTCATACTGCCTTCTCCGCATCAGCCAAGAACTTCCGCAGGCGCTTAATCCTAGCGTCTTTGTAGCTGACCACACTGGTGGCGTACTCCACCGCACTGTGGGCCTCCAGCCGGTGCAGTTCAGCCTCTGCAAGTTCAGTAGCTGCCATCTCGACTGGCGTAAGCCGCCTACTCATCCTCTTAAATTGTTGCATTAGGGTCATGGTCGTTTTCCTTCTTTTAGTATCTCCATCCGTTCCCGGCTGGCGCGTAAGGTGCAGTAGCGTTGGTGAATACGCTCTAGCATGGACACTCTGCGGTGCTTCAATCGTTCCTCGTCCAGCAAAGCCAACAAGTCGGCCTCACTGTAGTTGGGCAATTCACTTTGAAATTTTCTCCAAGTCAGCAATTCTCTTCTCCAGTTCGGTGATATGGGCAGTCACCTTGTTGTAAGCCCGACTCGCACTGTTGTGCGTTCGGGTGCGGATTGCAAGTTCGGCTTGTGCAGCCCTCAACTTAGCTTTGAGTTGGGTTAGTCTGTTCATGTCAAGAAGTTTAGCACAGAATAACTATTTCTTCAACATCATTCCTGATGCTGTACCAGGGTCGATCACGATCCAGCCGTTTTCATGGACTTCAATCAACTTAGCGTCCAGCAGGTTGCTGATGTATCGGGCGTTCTTGCCATCAATCAGATTGCGGCGTGAACCGGCTGCAAGCGCCCCGGCAAAGTTTGATATGCCATTGGCAACGGCGTAGTCGCGCAGCACTGACTTGGTGAGGTAAGGTGCGCCGCCTCGCTCCTCCGCGCCTGATGACCACCAAGCCTTCTCAAAGTCGCCAAACCCAAGCGACTTATCCTTTTGTTTGGACTCTGGCACTTCGCCCTTCACCACCACCGCACTGGTAACGGCCTCGCCATCTTCATCCAGCCAACCGGGTATTGCCACCGATTCCAGGTCAACATAGACCGGCGCTGCCATCTCGGCGTCTTTGCTTTTGCGCTGCACGATTTCAATGGACTTGTCGCCCTTGGCGGGTATGACGCTGATCTCAATGTCCAAGGCTCCACGCCATGCGGATGAGCCTCGCGCTCGGTGCTGGGCTTCCTCTGAAACGCCTGTGTGGTGAACCAAGATGACGGTGCAGCCAAACTCTTGCATGAGTGCCGCGCAGGCGTCCAGCATGGTCTTGGCGTCTTGGGCGCTGTTTTCGTCACCAGCCATAAAGCGGTGCAAGGTGTCCACCGTGATCACATCAGGCTTGATCTTGAGCACCCGTATGGCCTCCACCACCTTCAAGTACCCCTCGGCAGTGTTAAGGTCTACGCCTGACTTGCTGACCCACATATTGAGGTTGCTGACGCTGTTGTGATGCTTCCAGGCTGCAATCCGTGAGCGCAGGCCGTGATGGCCTTCACCAGCCAAATACACCATGTTGCCGGGTCTGACCTTGTGGCCGAACCAAGTGGCTTTGCCTGATGCAATGTGCAGCATCCAATCTAAGGTAACAAACGTCTTGCCGCCACCGCTGGGGCCATGCACCATTACCAAGGCCTTATCCTGTATCCAGTGCTTTACAAGCCACGAAATGGGCGCTGGCTGCGCTGAAAATCCGTCGGCATGGATAAGGTAGTCCATCACTGGTGCAGGCGGCTTGAGCAACAGAGCCAAATCATGCCCCGCTTGGACGTAATCATTAGCATCCCCCGGCACTGGCGGTGTTGTCATGCGTACCCCAAACTTTGCGCTAGCCTGTTCGGCGTAGCGCTGCCCAACTCCACTAGCGTCATGGTCAGCCACGATGCAAATGTCCAGCGTGGGATGGCCTTCTTTGAGAATCCCGGTCACCGGCACTAGGTTACTGGCGCTGTAAGCCACCGCGCAAGGCTGGCCTGTCACCTCCGCTATGGTGGCTGCGGTTGCAAATCCCTCGGCAATGTACAGCGTTGTGGCGTCATCCATGCTGCCGACCAGCCAATACATCGAGCCGGTCTGTCCACCAGGGTGATACAGCTTTCCACCTTGATGGTCAATGTATTGGATGCTAGATAGTTCGCCATCTAAGTTGTACAGAGGCACCATCAGCCTGCCGTCGCCTGTAATCCGTGCGCCATGCGTCTTGATGCCTTTGCGTTGCAAATAGGGATGCTCTGCGCTTGCTGCCCCTGCCTGCGACCAAATGAGATCAACGGTGTTGGCAGCTACCTCACGCGCCTTTTTCACCTCGGCATCCCGCTGGGTCTTGGCCTCCGCCAAGCGCCGGGACTGCGCCATCTCCTCCACCGGCGTCAGGCTGCGGCCAATGTCTGCTTTCCACGATGACTCAAACCCTGAGCGCCAGCAGCCAAAGCGCCCAGCCGGTACGCCATCGGAGAAGACCACATACCAACCCGGCTTGTCGTGACCTTTCTCGCCCTTGGTGCCACTGTTAAAACGGTGCAACTTGCCGTCAAGGTGGATGATGTCCGGTGGCTTTAACCCAGCGCCAAGCATGGCATCTTTGAGTTGTATGTCAGGCGCATCAACGTGCTTTTGAGAGGGCGGCGACCAAGGACCACCGAGAATATTTGAGAGGTCTGCCATTTATTTATCATCTTTCGTCATAAAGTTGTTGACACTGTACCATGATCCTGTGCTACACTGCAACCACGCTTCGAACTGAGTTACAGACGGAAGCGCAACTTAGGAGAGCCAACATGGCTATTTCGTTAAAACGTACTGGCGGCCTTGCAGCCAACGGTGTCAAGCTGCTTGTCTACGGGCAAGCAGGGGCTGGCAAGACCAGCTTGATTAAGACTTTACCGCATCCCGTGGTTCTGTCTGCTGAAGGTGGGTTGCTGTCTTTACAGGACGCTGACCTGCCGTATCTGGAGATCACCAGCATGGAAGACTTGCGTGAGGCTTACGCTTGGGTAGCGGATTCAGACCACAAATCAGTGGCGCTGGACTCTATCTCGGAGATTGCAGAAGTTTGTCTGAATCACGAAAAAAAGGTCAACAAAGACCCACGCGCTGCCTATGGCGCAATGCAGGAACAGATGGCCGACATTATTCGGGCCTTCCGTGACCTGCCCGGACGCCATGTCCTGATGACAGCCAAGCTGGAGAAGACTCAGGATGAAATGGGCCGGGTGCTGTATTCGCCTTCCATGCCGGGTATCAAGACCGGGCAGGCTTTGCCCTATTTCTTTGATGAGGTCTTGGCGCTGCGGGTTGAGAAGGACGCCGAGGGCAATACCCAACGCGCCTTGATGTGCGACAGCGACGGCCTGTGGCTTGCCAAAGACCGTAGCGGCAAGCTGGGTGGCTGGGAAGCGCCTGACCTGGGCGAGATCATCAACAAAATCGGGGGTGTGGCATGAAGATCAAAATCATGGCCCATGTCCATTATCAAAAGTTTGAGTGGGAAGAAGAAGGGCAATACAGAATTGCCTCATTCAAGATGGATGACACCGAAGACCGCACTTATGTCGGTCAACAAGAAGTTGAGTTTGACGCGCCTGAAAACTACGATCCTACCGCTCAAAAGATCGCGGCCTTGCAGGCTCTCAAACAAAAAGCGCAAGATGATTTTGCAAAGTCAATCTACCAAATCAACGAAAAGATCAGCAAACTGCAAGCACTGGAGTACACCCAATGAACACTTTATATCAACGCTGGCTTGACGCCAAAAAATTAGAAGCCACGGCAGTTGCCGAGCGCCGGGAACTGGAAGACCTGATGGTCGAGACTTTCGGCATACCAAAGGACTTGGATGGCACTGTCAAACACGCCATTGACGGTTACGTCATCAAGACCGAGGGCCGCATCAACAAAAAGATTGACGCCGATAAACTCCAGATGCTGGCCGCTGAAGCTGGTCTGTCCGAACACCTTTCCAGCCTTTTCCGCTGGAAGCCCGAAATCAATGCAAAGGCATGGAGCGCGGCCGCTGACGCCGTGACCGGGCCTCTGATTGGTGCTATTACGTCCACCCCTGGACGCCCCACTTTCACTATCACAAAGGAATAATCATGGCTTTCCTCGACGAAGAATTCAGCGTTGACTCGCTGCCCGTTTCCACCTCCAACTTTGAGCCATTGCCTGAGGGCTGGTACAACTCCAGCATCACAGGCGCTGAGATCAAGGCTACCAAGGCTGGAGACGGCAAGTACATTGCTGTCAAGTACACCATCACCGGCCCGTCGCATCAGGGCCGGGTTATCTTTGGCAATCTCAACATCAAGAACGCCAGCACTAAGGCGGAAGAGATCGGACGCCAGCAGCTTGGCGAGATCATGCGAGCCATTGGCTTGGCAAAGGTGCAGGACACTGACCAACTGATTGGCGGCAACCTTGGCATCAAGCTGGTGGTCAAAACGGGTGAGTACGCCGGGAATGAGATCAAAGGCTACCGTGCCTTGGGTGGCGTGACACCGGCTGCTGTAGCCCCGTTCAAGCCTATTGGGCCTGCTGCTGGTGCGCCTGCTGCGAAGAGCGCGCCGCCTTGGGCTAAAAAATAAGCAAAAAAAGACCCCGCTTTTAACGGCGGGGTCAACATGAGCAACAACTAACAGGAGAAAACACCGTGCAAATACCAGAGCCAGAGATTACCATAACTTCATTGATTGACTCCGCCCATCAATCAAGAGCCGAGAAGCCCCGCGCTCACATGGGTTGCAGTACGTTGGGCCATCACTGCGAACGCTGGCTTTGGCTGTCGTTTCGCTGGGCGGTGGTTGAGAAGTTCCAAGGCAGGATCCTGCGACTGTTCC